TATATTCCATTGATTTGGGTAAATGGTCGTATACAGACACCACTGCTACAAGTATTGCTTATGTATTAACGCCATCTGCTACGCTGGAACAGGTTGATAACTATAATGCAAGCATTGATGCGCTAGATATTCCGCTGGATTCTCGTGTTTTTGCTGGTGGACAACTGCTATTTGCGGGTGTTTCTGGCACAAAGATCATTGCATTCTCAGGTCAACCTAAGACAGCCAACATAACGACTGGCGATATTGATATTGGTCGCTCTACAGTGATGCTGGTTAAGCCGATTGTGGACAAAGGTAGTGCTTCGGTAGCGGTTTCAAGCCGTGATTTACTCTCCGATCAAGTGGAATTTGGCTCAGATGTGCCAGCAGACGCTGAAAACCGCATAAGCTTGCGGTCTAACGGTGAATATCACAGGCTCAGACTGACTCCAACAGGGGCAAACTGGGAAACAGCCTTTGGTTTAGAGGTAGAAGTCGTTAAACAGGGTAATCGATGACTCAGTTTCGTACATTACCGCCATTTGGAGGCGATCAACGGTCAGTCGCTGAGGTTGTTCGTGGCGTTATGGACGGAAAGACCAATAATACGGGTCGTTTAACGCTAGCTACTGGTAATGCAGTCACAACTACCCTCTACGACGAGCGTATAGGCTACGACAGCCTGATTTTCTTCGTGCCAGTATCTAATGCTGCTGAGGCTGATTCAGCGCCTTACGGTGCGTTTCAGGACACTACAGACCAGACTGCTGCCAATACCACTACAGGCTATGCTGTTGCATTAAATACAACAGATTACTCTAACGGTATTTACGTTTCCAATACGTCCAGAATAAATGTCAGGAATTACGGGATATATAACATCCAGTTTTCATTGCAGTACAAGAATACGACGAATGACGGTCAGGACGTAGATATTTGGTTTAGGAAGAATGGGACTAACGTTGCTGGGTCAAATAGTCGGTTTCATATGCCAGCTAGGAAAAGCACTGGCGATCCATCTCACCTGATTGCAGCAATGAATTTCTTTCTGGAGATGAATGCTGGTGATTACGTTGAGGTCATGTGGAGAACAACGGATACCGGAGTTTCACTAGAGCAATACCCAACAAGCTCAAGCCCAGATAGACCATCGATCCCTAGTGCGATTATCACTGCGTCCTATATTGCTCCATCGGCTACAACGAACCTATATGTTTCTAGCCAGCAACAAGGCCAAGCTACGGTAAGTCATTGGGCTAACGATACTGCGGATAAGACATACGGTTATATAATCGTCGGATGACAGAATTTAAATATATCCCGGTCGATGACCTAAGAAAATGGTGGGCTTTCATTAAGCCCGGCCTAGAAAAGATTAAAACTAAAAGTCCTGAGAATTGGATAGTCGAGGATGTTTATACAGACTGTTTCAATCAAAAGGCTATGCTTTGGGTAGTCCTGAAGAACAACCATTTTTATGGCTTCTTTATCCTTCAGCCAATGGGTCAAGAACTCCATGTTTGGGCTGCTTGGACGTTAGAAAATGATTATCAAGTGGTTGAAAAAGGTTTACAATTTATCAAAAGTATGGCTAGGGATGCTAATGTTAAATATTTGACATTCTCCAGCCATAGGCCGGGATGGGAACGTAGGGCTAAATCATACGGTTTCCGTCCTCGTAAATGGATATGCGAGGTGTAATATGGGTGGTGGTGGCGGTACACAAGAGACCAAAACAGAAATAGCTCCGGAGTTTAAGCCGTATATAACTTACTCTCTGGGTGAGGCTCAACGTCTGTATCAGGGTATGCCACAGGCTCCTGCTACGCTGACTCCTGAGCAATCTGCATATTCCCAGCAAGCTATCCAGCAAGCCGCACAACGAGCCCAGATGGGTTCTCCTCTGGTGGGTGCTGCACAGGCTGAACAACTAGCTACGATTCAAGGACGTGGCGTTAATCCATTCCTAGCGGGTGCTTTGGAGCAGTCTAATCGTCTGGCTGGTGAACAGTACACTAGGAACATTCAAAACCTGCAATCTCAGGCATCTTCTGCTGGTCGTTATGGATCGGCTGCTATGGGTCAGCAAGCAGGTCAGGCTCAGGACATCTTTGCTCGTGCAATGGCAGAGCAGGGTGGTCAACTGGCATATCAATCGGCTGAGGCTGAACGTGCTAGACAGATTGCTGCTGCTCAGGCTGCTCCTCAAATGGCTCAGGCTGACTATGCTGATATTCAGCGTTTGCTCCAAGCAGGTCAGGCTCAAGAGGGTTATGCTCAACAAGCATTGCAAGGTCAGTTGGCTGCTCAGGAACTTCCGATGCAGCGTCTACAACAGGCTGCTAATGTCTTTTATGGCGCTCCTCTGGAGTCTAAGACTACAGCTACGCCACAGGGAGGTAAATAATGAGTGGTCAAGGCGCAATGATTGGTGCGGCAGTAGGTGCTACTTACAATGCCGCTAGAGGTAAAGATCCGCTTAAAGGTGCAATGGTTGGTGCTGCCCTTGGTGGTACTGGCGGCGCTATGGGTATACCGGGCTTATCTGCTGGCACTGCTGCTGGTACTGCTGGAACCGCTGCTGGAACGGCTGCTGGAACTGCTGGTGGAACTACTATTGCTGGTACAGGTAGCGCATTAACTGGCGCTGGCGCATCTACGGCGGCTAATACTGCATTTATGAACCCTGCTGGCGTTAATGCTTTAACTACTGCTGGCACATCTGCTACTGGCGCATCTACTGCTGGATTAGCTGGCGCAGGAAGCTCGTCATATTATCCGGTGATGACAGGCACTGCTAGTGGTTCTAGCTACGCACCTACATTTACAACTTCAATGTCTTCTAATCCGCAATTGGCTCAAGGGGCTACAGCGGTTGGCGCTCCTCCTGTGCCTGATTCGACTTTTATGCAAAGTATGTCGCAAGTTCCTAGTGCTATTGGCGACTATATGTCTGAATTAGGTCAATACGCACAACAGAATCCAGTTCTTACACAAATGGCAATGCAAACAGGTCAGAGCTTGTTGCAGCAACGTGAGCCGCAATTGCAGTCTCCCGGTTTGATTCGTGGTAATCCTATACAAGCACAGGCTCCACAGTACCAAGTAGGAATCCCTAAAGTTTCGCTGATCTAGGTGATATATGGCAATTACAGATTACATTCCTAATATATTTGGCTCTGCTGCACCTACGACTTACGATAGTTTGCAGACGCTTGGGCTTATATCGCCTCAGCAGCTAGAGCAGCAGAAAAAGACAGCGAATATTCAGGGATTACTAGGTGCTGGTCTTGCGCTTGCTCAAGGCATGAGTAAGATAGGGCCACGACGTTCTGCTGCTGAGAATATCTTTGGTGCATTGGCTGGTGGCTTTGGTGCTGCTGGTGGTGCTTATCAGCAAGGATTGCAGAACATTATCCAGCAACAGCAATTGCAAAGTGCGGCACTGACACAAGCACAAGCAGCTAGTAGGCTAAAGAGTGTTGCTGAAGCTAAGGCAAAATATCCAGACCTTGCTCCATTGTTTGATATTGATCCCGGCAAAGCAATGGAACAAGTAATTTTGAGGGAAGATGCAAAGATTTACGGATTAGGCACTAATACTACTCAAGTTCCTACTCAAGTACCTGCCGAAATGCCTGTACAAATACCTGAACAAGTTGAACGGCAAGGTGGTTTGCTTGCAGTTCCTTCTTTTGGTGTTGCTCCATTTGAAACTGTTGCTGCTCCTGTAGTTGCTCCTGCTGCTGCTCCTAGTCCTGCTCCTAGTGGTACTCAGCAACCGAGTGTCTCATTGGTAGATCCTGCTAATGTTGCTAAAGCTGCTGATTATCGCCAAAAAGCTGCATTTGCCTATTCAAGAGGCAATGAAAAAATGGGCAAGTTTTTTACTGACGAAGCAGACAGACTTGATCCTAAAGAGCAGTTGTTCTTTAGAGATGACAAATTAGTATCTAGCAAGCGCGGAATAATCGGTGACTTTAGTGGTGGAAAAATATTATCTGATGCACAAGCTACTGAGTTAGGGCTAGATCCTACTCGTGGTAAGTGGACTATTAAAGGTGGTATTCCTTCGTTGGTTGCTGGAACTAGCACAACTAGGGTTTTGTCACCTGATGAAGTTGCTAAATACAATCTTTCTTCTGAGTTTACTTATCAAATAAGCCCAGAAGGGAATATTACATCTATTCCTAAAGTAGCAAGCGTTAAGACTTTAAGTGCTGCCGAAGCTAAAGCACAAGGTCTAAACCCTAATTACGTCTATCAAGTTGATCGAGAAGGAAACATTAAAAAGGTAGAAGGCGAAAATGTTGCAACTTTAAGCGCTGATGAAGTTAGGGCAAGAGGTCTTAACCCTAATTTTGTTTACCAAATTGATAGCGCAGGAAACCTTAAAAAAGTAGAAGGTTCTGGTGTTACTAAAATGCTTTCGGTACAAGAAGCAGTGCAAGAAGGATTGGATACAAGGAATAATAAGCGTTATCAACGTAAGCCCGATGGGACTATTGATTATATCCAAGGGTCTGAGATACAAAAAACTGTACAGTTGTCTGATAAAGAAGCTAAAGATCTTGGATTAGATATTTCAAGAGGACAGAAATACCAGCAAAACACAAATGGAAATATTGATGTTATTCAAGGAACTATGAAAGACCTTGAAAAATATACTGGTATGTATGCTAATGTTTCTTTGGAAAAATACCAGACTGCTGATGTTACTAAACTTACTCCAGAACAAAGAGTTGCTGTTGGTAAAGAAGCTGAAAGCAGGACAGGAACTGCTGCTGAAAAAGGTGCGCCTAAAGTTTACACAGGCCAACTTAGTAAGACCACTGCTGGCAATGTTGAACAAAGCGTAATTACTACTGCTGATGCTGTTACTCGTCTAAATAATATTCAATTTTCTTATAGACCAGAATATCAAACTATTCAATATAGAGGGAAACAAGCATGGAGCACGCTTAAAGATAAAGTCAGTACGTTGTCAGATAAAGAAAAAACACAACTTACTAATTATTCGCGATATCGCCAAAATGCTTTGCAAAACCTTAACCAGACCATTAAGGACATTACTGGTGCGGCTATGGGTGTTCAGGAAGCAGAACGTATTATTGCTCAATTACCTAATGCTGGAACTGGAATATTTGATGGTGACAGCCCTACAGAGTTTGAAGCAAAATTAAATAATGCTATTCAGCAAACCAAGTATGCTCTTGCTCGTAAGCAATACTCATTAAGAAAAGGCTTGAATTGGGAAAACACTCCTTTGGATAAAATACCATCAATAGTTCAGGCTCGTGGTAAAGCTATTGCACAGGAATATAATCTTGATCCTAATAAGCCAGCAGATTTAAATACAATTAACCGTCAGTTAGCGGCTGAGTTTGGCGTATCATTTTAAGGTGAATCATGGCTGAATTTGATTATGCAGGTCAGTTTTTTGCCAATAAGCAGCAGAAGTCACCAGAAACTACTGATGATTTTGATTATGCGTCTGCTTTTTTTTCTGGTCAAAAAGCTACATCTGGACAGCAAGCAGGGACAGGTCAATTCCCAGAGCTAGGGCCAAGACCTATTTCTGATCCTTCTCGTGCTGCTAGTATTGGTACTGCTTTTGTTGGTGGCATTCCTACAGATAAACAAGCAGCTATCAAGTATTTCGCACAGCAGAGAGGAATATCTCCTTCTAGGTACACGATAGTTAACGGTGATATAGCTTATCAAGCTGATGACGGTAAGTATTACAAAGAAGTAGTTGGCCCAGCATCTACAGCGGCTTATTACGCTCCAGACGTTGCAGAGATGATTCCAGACATTCTTGCTGGTGTTGTATCTGCTCCTCTTATGATGGGTGGGCCTTTCGGTATGGCTGCTGGGTCAACTTTTACGGGTGGTACTGCTGCACTTTCTAACCTTGCTCGTCAATCATTAGGCGGTTTAATTGGTGGTCAGGAAATAAACCCTTACGAAGTTGCCGCTTCTGGAGTTCTTAGTGGTGTTGCTGAACTTGCTCCGGCTGTACGCAAAGGCATTGTTGAGCGTAGAACAGCTAAAGACATTGCCCAGATGAATGTTCCTCTGGTTAATTCTTTACGAGCCAAAGCTGGTCGTTTAGATATTCCGTTGACTGTTCCTGAACTTACTCAACTTGCATCATTGATGTCAGTGCAGAAAGTTATTACTAATGTGCCTGATTCTCAGGTAAAGATGCAGAAGTTTTACAAGGAGCGCGAGAAGAAGGTGCAGTCAGCGGTAAATGATTACCTTGATACTATTTCTAAAGTACAAGAATCATCAGAGGCTGGACTAATTGGTTCTGAGGCACTTCAGGCTAGAAGGCAGCAATTGATAGACGAGCGTAAGGCTGCTACAGAACCTTTGTATACGTCTGCATTTGCCGCATCTGTACCTGTAGATACTGCTCCTGTAATTAACCAAATTGATAATTTACTAAAAACTTATTCCCCAAATAGTAAACCTGCCGCTTATCTTAAAAGAATTAAAAGTCTTTTTGAGAGAGAGGTTCCTGCTCTTGATGAGGCTGGTAATGAAATTACCAAAAAGGGCATTGAGAATAGGTTACCAATATTACAAAATAATAAATTTGAACTTGATTCAATGTTCAAAGAAGAAACATTTACATCGATGGACAATAAGATCCAAAGTGATCTTACTGGCATAAAGAATACTTTGCTTCAGCAGATGGGCAAAGACAACCCTGATTACCTTGCTGCTAATGCTGAATTTGAAAGGCTTTCTGGGCCATTAAATGAATTTGATAAAAGTATTACAGGTTCATCTTTGCTTCGTATTCCTAAAGATAATCTAAAGAATTTCTCAGGCAGAATATTTGAAAACCCAAGCGCTGCAACTGTTAAATATGCAAAAGAACAGATTATTAAAGGTGGTGGTCAGGAAGCATGGGATGCTGTCGTGCGAGCATATCTTGATGATGTTTGGATAAAGGCTAGAAGACCAAGCAAGACTCAGCAAGGCGATAAGTTTGACACTGGCAACACTTGGCAAAATATTCTTCTTGGCGATGAGAAGACTAAAAAAGCTATGAGAGTTGCTTTAGGTGTAGACCAATACAAAGCACTGACTGACCTAGCTGAGGTATTACAGGCCGCTGGTAGCGTTAGAAAACTAGGATCTGATACTGCATTTAATCAGTTGGTTACTGAAGAACTAATGAGGAATCCACCTGTCACTAGCATTACAACAGGTGTTGCTCGTACTATTGGCGGTATTAAATTAGACCAGCCAGCAAAGGCGCTTTCTGATTGGGCAATCCGTAGAGATGCCTCGGCTAATGCAGAACAGATTGCTAACATTATTACCAGTCCTGATGGCATGGCTAGACTAAAAGAACTCCGTCAGATGTCCCCAACGTCTGCAAGGTATTGGGCGGGATTAAGCCAGCTTCTAGCTGATTACGGAATGTTTGAAACTAGGGATTAAATCATGGCAAAGAACAAGGTTAGCGAATACAGCGCAACAGCGGCTAATAACACTGATATAGGTGGTATTAACATCGCTGAAGGATGTGCTCCTAGTGGTATTAACAATGCTATCCGTGAGCTTATGGCGCAGCTAAAGGATATGCAGTCTGGTACTGATGGGGATAACTTTACTGTAGGCGGTAACTTATCTGTTACTGGTACTAGCACATTCTCTGATGACATTATTCTTGGTGGTTCGTCTGGGACATCTGGTCAAGTATTAGTTTCGCAAGGTTCTGGTAGTGCACCAGCATGGGGTAATGCTTTTGTTACTGGCATGATTATGATGTGGTCTGGCACTATTGCTACAATTCCTAGTGGTTGGTTATTGTGCAATGGGTCAAGCGGAACACCAGACCTAAGAAATAGATTTATTATTGGCGCACATTCTGATGACGCTGGTGTTGCGAAAACAACAGTAACAGGATCTGCTACCCAAACTGGTGGCTCTAAAGATGCGATCAATGTAAGTCATACGCATACTGCTACCGTTACTGATCCCGGTCATAGTCACACAGTAAAAATTGGTGAAAGTTTTAGTGGTGGAAACAGTGTTCAATACACAAATTCTATAACTGGAAATGCATCTGTAGTTAACAGTAATACTACTGGTATTACAGTTTCAAATAGCACAGAAGGATCTAGCGGCACTAATGCTAATCTGCCTCCTTACTATGCGCTTGCTTATATTATGAAAAGCTAATCATGGAAAAGATGCCTCTCTCTGATGACCAGATTGAAGCTATAGCGGAACGTGCCGCAGAAGTAGCTTTCAAGAAAATCTATGAAGAAGTTGGTCGCTCTGTCGTTAAAAAGATATTCTGGATAGTAGGTGCTGGTGCATTAGGCCTATTGTTCTGGATGGCTGGTAACGGTACATTGCCTAAATGATAGAAGTAGCCACAGCCCTGATGGTCATCAAAGGGGCTAAGGCTGCTTTTGATGTCGCTAAAGAAGCGTTTGACGAGATCAGAGAATGCGCTGAGGCTGGTAAGTCTGCTCATGAATCATTAGGGGCGCTTACCAGTTTTTTTTCATCTGCTGGCAAGGCAGAAGAAGGCATAGCTCATGCTAAAGAACTCCAAGAGAATCCACCAGCAGAGGATAGTCGCAATGACTTTGAGGTAGTCATTGAGATGATGGTTGCTGAGAGGCAGCTAAAGCAGTTCTACAAAGACCTTAAAGAGATGTTTATCTACCAGTTTCAGGAACCCGGTTTGTACGACGAGTTCATGGGTCGGCTAGAGAAACTTAGGGCAGATCGTCGGCAAAGAGAAGTAGACCATAAGCTGCATCTCAAGGCTTTGGAGATGGCTGCTAGACGAGAGAAAGCCAAGAAGATTCAATTTATACAAGACATGATTGCTGTATCCATAGGTGCTATTGTTTCTATACTGATAATTATCGGTATTGTTTGGATGTTTACTTTGGGGGGCTAATGCTTACTTTACTATCTACTTTTACGTCGTTCTTAATGGGTGGTTTGCCCAAGATACTAGACTTCTTTCAGGACAAGTCTGACAAGAAGCATGAATTAGAACTAGCCAGAATGCAGACTGAGCGTGAGTTGGCATTGGCTAAAGAGGGCTTTGCTGCTCAACAGCGTATTGAGGAAGTTAAGCTAGACGAGATCAAGGTACAGTCTGCCTCTGATGAGAGAGTTGCGCTAATCAATGCTCAACAGGCTGAACTACAGTCTATTTATGCTCACGATATGAAGCTCAGTGAGGGTACTAGCCAGTGGATGAAGAATCTGAGGGCTTCGGTACGTCCTGTGATTACCTATGGCTTCTTTGGCCTTCTATGTGCCTTGGATGCGGTTCTGGCTTACAAAGGCTTTGAATCAGGCGTTTCCTTTAACGAGATGGCAAACCAGCTTTGGGATGATGAGACTCAGGCTCTGTTTGCTTCGATCATAGCGTTTCATTTCGGTGGTCGGGCATTTGGCAAATGATTAGCGACAAAGCCCTACTAATGCTCAAGAAACACGAGGG